TCTTCTTGATTCTATAAAAGGACGATATGAGTTTCCAGAACTTCGGCGTCTAGCGTTAGATCAATATACTTATTGGCAACCCGATTCAGTTATCATTGAGGCGAAAGCCAGTGGATTACCTTTAACTTATGAACTTAGACAGATGGATATACCGGTTGTGAACTTTACACCGTCCCGTGGAAATGATAAACATGCCCGTGTAAATGCTGTTGCACCTTTGTTCGAATCTGGTATGATATGGGCTCCGGATCAAAAATTTGCGGACGAAGTCATTGAAGAGTGTGCAGCTTTTCCTTATGGCGATCATGATGATTTAGTAGATAGTACTACACAAGCGATCATGCGATTTAGACAAGGTGGTTTAATTCAGCACCCTGAAGACTATGTAGATGATACTACTGAAAAAACTAAAAGGAATTACTACTAATGATAAAATTTGGAATGACAGTTGCGGAAATGATAGCTCAGTTAACTCGGGGTTTCACTAAGCAGACAGGTAGATTACCTAGTGGTGTAGAAAAAATTAAAATCCAACAAGAAGCTATTCAAAGAGCAAAAGACATGAATAAGGTTGTTGACATGAAAGGCAACCCTATTAATACTGCAGAAGGTATATTGGGTGGAGAACAAGCACAAAACTTTTCTAAAAAATTAGATCCCGCTTTATATGAAGATAGAGGTGGAAATATAATTCCTGCACAATTTGATGAGTCCCCAGCATTCCCTTCTTATACGGCAAAAGAAACAGAAGAACAGATTAGACAGAGACTATTAAAAAACAATAAAGATGGTATTGCGTCTATGAAAAGTAAATTAGACGACCCTGAGAAAAAAGCAGACGGTGGCAGAGCAGGATTCGTAGGAGGTGGAATGGGACGTAGAGGATTTTTAAAATTCCTAGGAGGTGTCGGTGCAGGAATCGGGGCACTTAAATCAGGAATCTTAGGATTTGGTGGCAAGAAAGCTGGGACACAAGTTGCAAAAGAAGCTGCAAAAGAAGTTGCAACCAGTGGAGCTCCTCCTCCACACTTTTTAAAACTAGTAGCAAAAATTAAAGCACTAGGTGATGATGCACCAAAACTTGCAGTAAAAGATAGAGAGGTTGTTACAAAATATAAAGATTTTGAATTAACAGAAGATGTTGTAACCGGAGAAAAAACAATTCAAAGAATGAAGGTACTTGATGATGATTCGGCAAGTTACTATGGTCAACCATTAACCGAAGAAACTTACATGAGTTATAAACCTGGAAAAGGTCAAATTGATGAAACAACTAAAGGTAAAACTCCTCCAGATGAATATGAAGAAGGCACTGCTTATTTAAGAAGTGATCGTGAATATGCAGGAGATGTTGTTGATGAGATGTCTGGTATTGCTGATGATATATATGAAGAAGTGGGTGAAGAAATACCGGAAATTATTAGAAAAACAAAAGCAGACGGCGGCCGTATTGGTTATAAAATTGGTTCATCTAAAAAAGGTGTTCAAAGTTTATTAGATTTAATAAGAAATAAATTTGGTAAAGAATCAATTACAACTGGGGATAAAATTCCATTACCAAACGATACTTTAAAAAGAAATATGTTTGATGCAGCTAATAAAAGATTTAATAAATCCACAACTCCGGAAAGTGAAAAAATAGTAGGTGATATTTTAGAAGACACGGATATCAATGATTTATTTGATGCTGATGGTAAACTTAACAAAGATGCAGTTTTAAAAGCTGCAACTTCAAAAGACGTTGATAAAGAAATTTTAAGACAGTATTCTCCAGAAAATGCAGTTGATGATATTTTTCCATCAGGAGATTATAAATACGATGCAGATATGGCAGCCGAAGCGTATGTTGAAAACAATCCTCAAATGTTTAAAAACATGCTTTATGAAGATCTCGACGATAGAACTAGATCTGAAGTGTACTCAAAAGTTTTAGCTGTTATCAATCAACGAAACGCAAAAATGTTACAAACAAAAAGAAATGCTAAATCCATAGATATTTCTAACGACTCTGTTGCTGAAGATTTTACAAACTTTATAAAAAAGACTGACCCCGATGGTTTTAAAAAATTAGAACAAAGACTATTGTTAGAGAATGCTAAGAAACCTAAAAATAGAAAACTAAATGCAAGCGGTGGACTAGCTGCTATGCTAGGTGAGTAATGGAATATAACATAGAAGAAATTTTAGAAATGTATGAGGATGACTTTAATCCTGATCCAAGGCCCATGGACCAAGAACCACGGAACATGGCTGAGGGTGGACGAATGCTGAATCCTGTTCAAATGGGAGAAGATCTTGGATACAGAACGGGTTTTAGAAAACCTATATATGTACCTACTAAAAAATCTTACGTAGTAAATGATAGAAAAAATAAATTAATAGAAGATTTTAAAATTGAAGATTATGGAAGCAAAAGCAAAGCTAAGAAAGCAGCAGATGCTTTAGATAAAAAAATATCAGCAGAAAACGAAAAACGTCGAATAGAAACTTCAAAAAAAAATAGAGCAGACTTTTCAAATAAAAGAATTGATTTTAAAAAATCAATTAACACTTGGACTCAAAATTGGATGGACAATAACATAGGCAATTATGATTTACAAGATGCAGATACGTTTATTAAAGATATGAAAAAAGATTTTGCTAAAGATTTTAATATAGAAGCCCCTAGTAAAAATACAGCTGCAAGCATTGACGGTTTTCCTAACATTGGAAGTGATGCTAAAGGAGGAAAAGCAGCGTTTACTCCTTATGGTATTGATTCAATTAAAAAACCAGGAAAATCTAAAGGGGGATCGTCTTATTATGACTCTTTTTTTAGAAGAGCTTTTTTAACAAATAAAATTCAAACCGATGATGTTTTAAAAAATAGAATATCTAACTATCTTGACTATGCAACTCTAAATAAACCTAGTGGAGGTCCTGCATTAGATAAATTAAAGTTAAAATATGCTGACACTTTAAATAATTTAGATGATGTTATGTATGTATTATCAGATGATACACAGGTAGTAAATTTAGCAAAGAAAAATCTGTTATCTAATATATTTCCCCAATACAATAAATTTAAAGCAAAACAAAATTCTTCAACAATTTCTAGAAAAAATAATATAGCTAAAATTGAAAAAACTTTAGGGCCTAAAAAATTAAAAGAATTGTTAAATGGTGGAACAAGTATTGATAAATTTTTAGTTGATGAAGGGAAAACTTTAAAAGAATTTTTCCCATCCATGAAAGAGTTACCTCTTGGTTTAAGGTACAGTGTAGATCATAACATAGGAATTGCAGAACTTGCAAAATTAAGTAAGTCAGACATGGAAAAAGGTTTAAATAGTTTAATTGGAATGAGTAACCAAAGAAATTATGATTTAGGGTGGAAAGGTTATTCAGTTATTAAAAAAAATTTAATAAATAAAATTCAACAAGGTGTCAATGTCAGTGAAAATTTAAATAAATTAAATGAAATAACTCAGACTGCTTATGGTTCAGAGTTAAAAGGTAAAAAAGCTTACGATTTAGTTAATGATAAATTAACCTTTACAGAAGACTTTACTTTTAGAACTAACCCTGAAGAAAGATTTAAATCATACTTTAGAGAAATAAATAAAACACCAGAGGGTGGTGCTGCAATTAAAAAAGATTTTGGTAGTATGAATAACTTAACAAAAAAAGTAATGGCTTTCTGTCCTGCAGGAACTGCAAAAGTTACAAAGGCAGGTGGGGGTAGAGTACCTTATGCGGATGGACCTGTGTGTACACCAGAAGAAGCTGTTAGAGGAATGAATGAAGAAATTGAAAAAATTAAAAAAGGAAAGGCTAGTGCAGGTGAGTCAAGTAGAACTGTAAACAAATTTAAAAATTTAGGTTCGTTAGGGATGAGAGGTTTAGTTAAAGCTGGTTTAGTTTCTGAAGTTTTGTTTGAAGCAGCTCTTGGGTTTGATAAAGTAGTAAGTGAAGGTCAATCTCCAATGCAAGCTTTTCGTCAATCATATTTAACAGCACCATTAAGAGGACTTGGTGTTATGAAAAGTTTTGAAGAAGGTGAAAAAGAAGAAATACTAGCTGCTGCAAGAGACAAAGGTAAAGTAGGTAGAGTTTTAGATTTACAAAAACTAGTAGCAGATAAAAATAAACTTGCAAATAAAATTGAAAGTTTAAAATCTAATTTAACTAAAGTTAAATCTATTGATGGCAATAGTTTTATGGCAGATGATGGCAATAATTTTATGGCAGAAAAAAATATTTCAGATGCAAAAGCCGAACTACAAGATATGCGTAGATCAGGAGAATTAACTGGAGCAGAACAATTGTTTTCAACTAAACCACAGGATTTAAATATTAAGGATCAATCTTTAATGGATGCTTACAATAATGCGATTGAAAAAAGAAAAAATATTGCAACAGAAAAAGGTTTTATAGCTCAGAGTAAAGCAGCTGATAAAAATAGACTTAGAGATAGAATGAAGGCAGAAGGTATATTAACAATACAAGATGCAAAAAATGAACTTCAAAATATAGGTGATTACTACGGACAAGGTTTTACTCCATATGGTATAAACAAACTTTATGAAGATGCTGGAATGCAAAACCCAGGTTTTGGAATTGAAAAAGTAGGTCCAAGAACAGGAAAGTATAATGAAGAAAAAGGTTTACAAGAATATTTAGACTCTATGAGAACGCAACAGATTGCAGATGCAGGAGGAGTTGCCAACATGGCAAATGGCGGATTAGCCGAATTAATGAAAAAGTATTATGACTAAAAACAATCCAACACTTGTAAAAAACATGAAACATGTTAAATGGGAGAGTATCCCTCCACTTAGAGGACCCAATCCTCAAGGGTTGATTAAAGAGAAGAAACAAGATAAACTCATACAGGAGAAAAAATATGGCAGATATAGATAAAGGACTTCCTAACACTCGTACTCAAATTGACATTCCTTCAGAAGAGGAAATGCAAGAGGAAGTAAGTATTCAAGAAGAAGATATTGATAAAGGACCTGTAGAGGTTATCCCAGAAGAAGACGGTGGAGTTACATTAGACTTTGAACCGGGATCAATTAATATACCTGGAACAGAATCACACTTTGATAATCTAGCTGACATTTTACCTGACGATATTTTAGAACCTATTGGAAATGAAATGGTTCAAAATTATATGGACTACAAATC